TCGTCCAGAACGTAGCGGCGCATGACTTCGCGCGTATCGGGCACTAGGATGGCGAGCTTGCCGCCGGGCTGCAGCACGCGCCAGCATTCATCCAGAAAGTCCGCGGCGTCCTTGCGCTCGAGGTGCTCGAGGAAGTGACCCGCGTAGATCTCACTCACCGTCTCGGAATCCCATGGCAATGGCGGTACGCGCAGCACGAGGTCCACGCCGGGATACTGTGTCTCATCGACGTTGATCCAGCCGGGTTGCCGCATGGGAAGGTCGCCACTGCCGATGTTGAGCCGCACCGTGCCCACCGTCAGCGCCACCACAACTGCTCCGGATGCGCAATGCTCACGACTTCATCAATCCAGCCGACGTCGCCACAACTCAGAACAAAGGCATGCGCTGCGGCATCGAAGTCACCCTCGTAGCGCAATCCCCATTCAACCTGTTGGGCAATCTCGCGAGGGAAGACCAGACAATCGGCGTCGATGTTGCCGAGCATCAGATCGCGCGAGCGCCAGACCGTCTCACCCCAGTACGTGCGCATGCGAAAGAAGAGCGGCCGCGGATGATCCTGAGCGTCGATGGCACACTCGATCGCGGCGAGGGCGTCTTCGGCGACAATGTTGTCGTCCTGGGAGAACCAGACCCACGGCGCCGAGGCGTGTTTGGCTCCGAAGGTGCGCTGCGGCTGGCCGACCATGTGCAATCCTGCGTCGTGCTCGAGCCACGTGAAACCTTCGTCCTGCACATACGCACGGGCACTGAGCAACTGATCGCTGTAGTCACCAAATGTGTCGGCGACGATCAGCACCTCGACGCCGACACTCTCGGGCTGAACGCGCAACGACTCGAGCGTGACAGCGAGCGTGTCGCGACCAATCGTCGGAATCACCACACTCAACCAAGGACTCACGTCTGGATCTCCACGCGGACGGATGCCCCGAGCGCCGGCGTCGCGGCGATGTCTACGCGCCCGTAGGCTCCACCACCGGTGACGCGCGCCCACGACACATTGCCGCCCAGGTGCGGATCGGCATCAATCGCCTGCTTGATAGAGTTATTGCCGGTCGGCGACAGGTACGGATTGAGCCACGTCTGAGCTCTGGCAAAGCCGGGCTCAAGACCGACGAGCACCCAGATATCGAAATGCCAGAGCGTGTCGCCGTCATACGTGTCATCAAACGTCCAGTCGACCAACCGCGGATAGGCGCACGGAAAGTTCGGCTTATCGGGCTCGGTGGCCGTGGCGCGCAAAGACGTGATGGTGTCGAGGCGCGCCTTCAGCGCCGACTGAATCTGATCGACAGTCGGCTCGGTAATGATCGTCATGGGATCGGCTGCCCAGCCAGATACGCCACGGTACGTAAGCCGATGCGCGCGAAGCCGGCCTCGATGCGCTCGCGATTCTTCGTATACGCCGGCCCCATGTAGGGACGCGCCGTACCAAAACGTCCAACTGCATCAGCTCGGCGTTTGATAGCTCGCGCCAACACGAACGCCTCACCGCGCAAGGTGGTACGTGAAACACCTCTACGCCGTTCCGCAATCGGATGCCAGTGGCGCATCACCCAACCCATTAGCGCATCGACCGGTGGCATCCTGGCGCCTGCGGGCCGGCCACGCTCAACGAACAGTCCGTACTGGACATCCGGCCCAACTTCGCCGACCAGACTCGGAAATGTACCTGTGATCTTGGAATTGATGCTGCCCGCAAGACGTCGCGTATCCTGCGGCGCCAACTGACGCGCATCGGCCTCGATCAACAGCAGGCTGGCCTGCAGCGTCCGGCGCATGTCGCGTTCCATTTGCTCCGGCGTGGTTTGCAACCGACTGAGAAAGGCCTGCCACTCGGGCCCGAGCTGGATCGCCACTTTAGACCAGGACCCAGGTCTGCGCCGCGGCGTGGCCGGCGCCGCCCTTCGTGACGTACGCCGCAAGCAAACTCGCCACGTCCGAATCGCGATCGATCAGCGTGGCGAGCTCGCCCGTCTGCGGCGCCTGCCACACGGCAAACGGCACGCTCAATCGTGAGAAATAGCGATTCGCTACCAGGATGCACGCCTGCCCGATGGCGGCCGGCACCGCGGCGCCGAAGCCCCAGATGCCGGTCACGCGCACCTGCAGCCCTTCGATGAACCAGTGCAGTGTGTTCACCTTCAGGCGGATCTGGTTGTAGCAGGTAATCCCCGGCGGCGGGATCAGCGGATACAGATCGTAGTATTGCGCGTCGATGGTGTCGATGAACGTGCCGTCGCCATTGGTATCGACCTCGAGTTTGCTGGTGCTCTGGACGTCCGGCACATCCAGGACGTCGTTGTCGTAGGCAAGAAAGAGCTTCGCGCTAGCAGTCGTATCCGCCGGCGCGAAGGTGCGGCCCGTGTAATGGGTGATCCACTCGGTAGCAGAGTCCAGCGCTCGCTGAATGTCGACGTCGTCGACCGTGTCGGCAATTTCGACGGCCGCCTTGAATTCAGCGAGCGTGACAAAACTCATGCCGATGGTGCCGGCTCGGGTTCAGGCTCCGGTGGAGGTTCCGGCACCGGCTCGGGTTCCGGTTCGGGCTCGGGATCTGGCTGTGGATTCGGATCTTCTCGCATGTTCTACGTCACTCCAGTCACGCGGCAGAAGGCACTCGGCCGCCAGACGATGAATGCCGCGCGGAGCTCCGCCAGGATCGTCTGCATGTTGCGGATGAACTGGTCGTTCACCAGGCCGACGCGGATGTTGGCCTGCTCGCGATCGAACAGCGTGCAGCCCATTGCGAAGTCGCCGACGAGTGCGGTGCCGACGGTCATGGCTTCCGATTCGACCACCGGCAAGCCCCACAAGGTATTCGCGCCCGTCATGCTGGGCGGACCCATCATGTAGCCACCGAGCGTGGCCGACGCGGTGTTCTCACGCGACAGTCTGGCCGTCTGCCAGTTGTTTGGGTGCATCACGATCGCATTCGGCCGAGCGTGGCCCGTGACGCGGACCTGGGTGCGCGCCTTGAAGACAGCGTCGAGCGTGCTGTCCGTGCCGAGCGCCTGATTCAGAATGCCGGCGTTCAGAATGCCCGTGAAGTTTTCCCCGGTGCCATCACCACTGACAATCTGCGTCTCGAGCGTGAGCGTCAGACCGAGCAGCAAACGCGAGTTGATGATGCCGCGGATTTGCGGCGCGTCATTCAGCGCGTTGTTGGTGACCGGCACCCAGTGCGCCATCGTGTGCACGTTGGTCGTCTGCGCCTGGTAGGTCAGCGTCGACTCGGGTTTGGTGCCAGTCGTGCCCGTCGTCGCGGTGGATTCGGGTGTGGGCGCCGCGGCGTTGGTGAACGCGGTCTCACGTACCCACTCGACGACGTTGGAGTCCGTCGCCAAGCGTGGAATCAGGTCCAATACGTTGATCTCGCGCTGGAGAATGCTCACGACGCCGGGCTGGATATCCGGGAAGACCATCGCGCCGGCGGAACCCGAACCCGAGTTGATGATCGTCTTTTGCTCGAGCGCTCGCTGCCACGAAATCAGGCTCGTGCCCTGGCTGAGCATGACCGCGAACTCGTTGCGGTGGAGCGACGACTCGAAGCGGCCCGACTTCTTCAACTGATTCCATTCGGCCGACCGCGTGAACTGGTCCCCAGGACTGAGTTGTTGCGGTACTACGTCGCCGTTCGGCTGCCGATGGCTCACCATAGGACGCGCGTAGTTGTCGAGTCCACCACGCACGCGCGACTTGCGATCGAGCGCTTCCTGCAACCTGGTCTCGTACTCCATCAGCGCATCGACGGTCAGCAGGTGGCGTTTGACCTGGTGCTCGTCCTCGGCGTCGGTAATCAGCCCGTCGTAGCGGCGTTCGATGGCCTCGGCCTTCTCGTACTGGTCCTTAATGTTGGCCTGGACCTCGGGCATCACCATATTGCCGATCTGGTCTTTCGAGAACAGCGGCTCAGGCTTGTAGGTCGACTCAACGGTGCCGTTCGAAGAACTCATCGGGCAGACTCCAGCAAGTGCAAGCGCTCGAGTTTTCTTCGAGCGATAGCCAGTCGTAGGGAGGCAATGGAGGGCCCGGAAGTGGGCGAAGAAATGCTGACAGCCTTGACAGCGGTAACGCGGGCCTCCTGGTTCATGGGCAAGCTGACAAGGCTGACTTCGAACAGGTCGACGCTCTTGAGTTGGCGGACGCCATCTGGCGACAGGCTCTTTTCCTCAGGGATGTAGCCAATGCTCATCGCGTCGATGGCGCCATCCTTCAGGAGCTGATAGGCGTCGTGGCCGCGCGTGGTGCGGCTCAGGAGAAAATCGCCGTGCAGCCCGTGATCGTCCTCGTCGAGCGCGAGGACCTTACCGATGGGCTCAGAGATGTCGTGCTGCCAGAGCAGCCGCGGTGTCCGACGCGCGAGACTTCCGCG